TTACGCGCGTCTTCGGCCTTGGCTTCGGCCTCCGCTTGGGCCTGCTGAAGATGGACGACTTTCGCGCTGAGTGCGTCGGCGATGATGTGCTCGACTCGCACAAATATGCTGTCGGCCAATACTTTAGCGATGGTTTGGCGGACCTCCTCGCGATCTTTTTCATTCAGTGCCATGTGTGCTCCTATTCGTTTACCAATCGTAATTGCGAAAACTGTTTGAGGTAGCGGAGCGCCGATTCAACGATAGTGGGACTGTCTTGAAAAGAACCTATAGCCACGTTGCAATGATGACACAGTAACCCCCTGACGGTTCCGTCTACGTGATCGTGATCCACAGCAAACTGTTTATTGTTGATCTGCTCACCGTGGCAAATGGCACACACACCGCCCTGTCGCGCCAACAAAAGATTGTAAGCCTCAAGCGATATCCCGTATCGCCGTTTTAGCATCGCCCTATATGCCCGTTCTTTATTTCTTTCCTGGTAGCGTTTACCGTAGTCACTAATTTTCCCCTTATTGGCCTTACGGTAAGCATGATGAACTCCCAATATCCTTGCTCGATTGGCACAATAGTACTGCTTCTGGTATTTGCCAAATTTAACAGGATCTTCGGCGCGCCGTTTTCTTGCACTCAGCGTCTTGAGATCGCGATTACACTTGCCACACCCGGCACTCGTGCCATTGGAACAAAATACGCGAGTCTCGGCCATTAGATGTCCGCGCTTACAAAATTCGATTCGTGCCTTCCCCCTCATTCAATGAAGCCCTGTATCGTTATATTCCTAGTCCCGGCTCCGGCATGGATGAAACAAATCGCCGCATTCGCCCCTGTCATGATCGGCGTCCCAAACGTGCCACCGGCTTCAGTGAATGCCAAAGCGAACCCGGCGTAATGCGAGGTCGTGCCCGTGGCGCAGGCAACCCCAGTGCCCGATTGGATCAGCATGAAGTTTACCGCTGTGCTGATAATCGAAGATGACCAGCTTATGCCGGTGATGTAACGGCGCTGCCCAGTAGTCAGCACAGGACAGCCGGTGAGTTCGGTCAGGACCTCCGCGGTTGAGATCATCGTGCAGTTAAACTCACCGCCGCGCCCGCGCTGCGCCTCGGCCGGCGATGCCCAGAGAAGAACCGCGAAAAGAATCGCTGCAAAGTATTTCATGAGTCGGGATCCTTTCATGAGGGAAAGGGGAAGAGGGCCGATTTCCACGGCCCTCTTGGTATAAGCCCCAAGTGGCATTCGTTTAGGTGCGCAAGATGTCCATGTGCCCCTTCATGACTCCGGCTACCGGGAATGCTTCAACGCTATTGACGGCAACCAGGAACAAGTCCGCCGTGGGGATGAAGCCGTACCCCAAAGCCTGGGTGGCGGCTAAACGGCCGAGAACAGCCGCCGAGGCTTGCACACTAGCCCCGTCCCAATCGGTAGCAGCCAGGAACCGGGCCGCGCTATCGGCGGCACCGAGACTGATACCGTCAGCAAGAATCGCATACGTTCCGATTGACCCAGTTGCCGTACCGGCACCCGAGGTCAAAGCACTATGAGTCTCATGCCCACCGAGTACACGATCGCCGATAAAGAGCTTCCCGAGAACGTAAACGTCAGCGATGCCGCCAGCCGGCAATGATGCGAAGTCCCAAACGAGCACTCGCTTTGTGCCCGCCTGGAGGTTGGGTGCGGTCATCCGGGAGGCCCGCACTTTCGTCCAAGCATCGCTATACACGGTGGCTACGCCATCGTTGTTAAACACCTGCTCGTACCACTTCTTGGGACGAAACAAGCTCTGGTGATAAAACCCGTTGTGGCCATCGAGAGTTTCCTTGGACATCCAGCCGTCAGGCAGCGTGTAGAGCTTGGTCTGCGACGGCATCTTTAAAGCTTTCATTAAGTGCAGCATGTTTTGTTTCCTCTTTGAGGCCCCCGCCCTGCGGGATTGGCCTTTTGGGTTAGGGGTTGATGTTTAGCCCAAGCGCCGAATCGTGATCTCGTACTCCATGTCATCGGCAAGGCCCAAGCCGGCCGCGATGGTCCCGTACAAATTCTCGGGCGTAGCGACGTAGGTGAGCACGACTTGCGTTGCGGCAAGATGATTCGGTCTCGCTTCGGCCTCATGCGCGGTGCTCGGCACCAAAGTCAAAGTCGTGGCATCGATGGCGCTTTTTTTGAATCTTTGAACGACGAGGGCTTCTGAACCTGTTACAGCCATTGGATCACCTCCCCTTAGACGCTCTCGTCGATGTCTATCTTAATAACGCAAGTGTCGTCAATCCGCACACTTCCACCCGAGAGCTTTATCATCGCGAATTTGTTGTTCCAGTGACTCGGATCTCTACCGAGTTCCACGTCCTTGACCATCCCGAGCGCCATACCCACACCGTCCTTTTGGATCCGCAGACAAGAACGGATATTGCCGGTCTTGAATAGGTTCGTGGATTCTCTCCACTTCGCGCCGTACCAGGTAGCATCCAGCGGGAAGCCGCCAGAAGTCAGTGCTTGAATCGTGGAATAGTCAGCCGATGTCGCAGTGGGGTCCGACAGGAGCTGTTCCATGCCCTTCGGGGAATAGAAGAAATACTGATCTTGCGCCACGACGTTGTTATCGCCCATGATCCGCTTGGAAGTACGGATCTTCGTCATGGTGAGGCCAGCGCCACCGTTTAAGATTTGAAAGTCGGTGGTATTAAACGCTGTTGCGGAAGTGCTGTTTGCACCTTCGTCTACGGTCTCAGCAGTACCTAAAAACCCGCCGACGTTGGCGATGCCCTGCGGAAATATGAGGAGGTCTTTTTGAACTTCAAGGGCGATGGCGAGGATTCCGGACAGCTCAGACGTGGGATCTGTCATAGTTTTCAGTTCGTCGAAATCATCGATCGTAACTGCGCAGGCAAAATCGTTCAGCGAGCAACGCCTTTTGGTCTGCGACGGATTGGAATACTGGGTCTGAGCATCACGAACAGTCTGCTGTGTCATCCTGATCTGCCCGAGACGGTTGAAGGGTTCGGTCTTTCCCTTTACGCCTGTCTTTAAGCGAACGGCGCCGTCAATCACGGCTCTGCGCTGTTGGGACAGTTTGTGTACTACTTCGCTAACGCCGTGATGGAACCAACTTTCATTTTCAAGAGCACCGGATTGTCCAAGGGCGCGATAAGCTTCGGCTGCTAAAGCGATAAATCCAGCTACGCCCAATAGCCAGACGTAAATGGATCGTGAAAGTCTTTTGATGGGATTCATCGGGTATTTTCCTTTCGGTTAATTTCACGTCATTGGCAGGAACGTGAACTGTCTCGGTAAGTGCCCCGCTTGCGCGGACTCACCTGACCTTTATGGGGTCAGCATCGCGGCTTTCCACGAAGTCACCGGACTCCGAAAAGGAGTGACCCGGATTGGAAACTAGCTGAAGTATGCTAACGAGGGTTGGTTTTTGTCAAGCGCGATTATTTGCGGACGGCATCTGCTGCTTTCTTTATAACCGCATTGCCCGTCACAAATTCCTCGTCTTTCTTCTCGTAGAAGATTATCCCGAACATTGGATTCCAGTCGAGCATCTTATAGTCGTTGAGCCCGAGCCCAAGTTCGTTAAGCCGCCTCGCAAGGTGATCACCTTCCTTGAGTATCTTTTCTTGAACAATCATTTAAAAAAACCTCCAATAAGAACATTTGCCGTCATTGATCAATTCCCTCAGCGCCGGTTCCTCGCTCTTGCCCTTTTTACAGAAGCCGCGGATCTGTTCCCCGTCGGCTCGTGTCAAGGTGATCGGCATGTCGTTGAATCGATTTGCGTACACCTTGCAGGTCGTTACTTCGCCAAGAGTCCCTTCGAGGTGGTCGCATCTGTGTTCGCCTACGAGGCAGCAATTTCCGCAGCGGGAACATGAGCCGAAAAGCACTTATCCTGCCGCTTCGCCGGGAAACTTACGCCGCAATATCGCTTCTCGCTTGGCCATGAATGCTTGGCGCTTGGGGTCTTGCGGATCTACGCCTTTTGCATGAAACAATTTGTAATCCGGGTGGTTCGTATCACCGAGATTTTTCATCATGTCCTCGTACTCGTTATCCACCGCCGTTCCCATTCCGTCGATCACACTGATATCCTCCCCTGTATCCAAACCTGCCCGCGCGGCGAACTTGAGTAAGACCGGATGATCGGCCAAACTTCTTTCCTTGCCGTCAGGGCCGGGTATTTTTACGCTTTCAAGAAATTTAATATCGTTTTCTGTGAAATTCTTAGTCAGCCAAGCTCCACTGTAAGCTTCAATCACGTTGGGTTCCTTGCCAACTGACTCAGCAAAGTCTTCGATCGCTTTACGGTTTTCCTCGGCGGTATAAGCCAAGGCCGGTTTCACCGTTGTCTCATATCGCTGCATCTCGATCCCGACCAGCTCGGCGACGGCTTCATTGCTGAGTCCGTGCTTATGCGCCCAACCCCGAAGCGCCGTAACGGTGGGCTCCGATCGCATCGCCTCGGGAATGGAGTCGAGCTTGATGTCGTACTTGTCCGGGGATTCCGGAGCTTCAGACGCCAATGCTTTCAAGTCGACGCCGCCCTTGACCAGTTTTGATTTGAAGTCCTTGACTTGATCGGCGTTGGCTTTGTCAGGCAGCGTCAACGAGGTTCCAAGTTTTTTCTCTAGGCCGACAGCATGTTTGATAAATGTGGGGAAATCTTTATGATTCCCCGACTGCACGCCTTTTTCGAAAGATGACCATACCTCGGGATCACTCGTCTTTAGCGTCTCGGCCGGTGCGTACCAGCTTGGTTCCGTCCCATTCCCACCGGCAGCAGGAGCAGGTGCAGGTGCTGGAGGAGTTGGAGCACCGCCACCGCCGATGGGGGGATCGCCGCCAGCGTCACCTTCGGCTGTTAGTAAAAGTCTATCGGGTAACATGAACACCCTCCCTCTTTAAAAAGTTGCCCAGAATGTCGAATCTCCACCGCATGGGGCCGGTTGCCACCAAAACCTGAATCAAGTGATATTCGCCCACAGTCTCGGCATAAGCCATTAAGAATTCCAGCGCTCTGCAATACTTTGGTAAATCTATCGCTTCATTTGCCAGTCTCGCGATATCGACAGCGAGCCTCATAGCCACGAGGCGCAAGGCAGGCATACTACGATACTCTCCCGGCTCTCCGGTGATTATGCGGGCCAGTAGATCCGGCCTGCTCGCAAGGTCGTCCCGAAATTCTTTTTTCTCTTTTTTTGACAGCATTAAATCAGTTCACTTTAACCATACGTTGATGATGTAAACCGTCGCCAAACCCGTCGTTAAAGCAATTAGAAGCAACGCCACGCTCAGCTCAGCAATGAAGCGCTTCATCGACATTGGCCGATCATAAAGAAAAAGCCGAATCAGTCCCATCAATTCGGTTCTCCCTTATCGAATTCCGGTTTCCAATTTTGGTTGATCATCATGTGTTTCTTATGAATATCCTCAATCGACAAATACCCGCTGCCGATCAGTATGCGCTCCAGCTCGTTGATCCACCTGTAGTCTTTATCGAGGTCATCACCGAGGACCAGACCGTGCTGCATCCCGCGGAGGTATCGATCGTGGACGCGCGCCAAGCCCGCCATGGTGATCTGAAGATTGATTTTTTCTGTAGCCTTGTCGGGGTTCATACATAAAACCCTTTCCGCTTGATGACTTCTTTTTCGACTGCTAACCACTGTTGCGAAGTCATCTTGCCGTCCTCTCGCAGCCACCTAACCAAAGTCTTTGTCCACACGTCCTTGAGGTGCATTTCGCTCTCACAAAATTCAAGAAAGGTGAATAGCTGTTGATCTTCGTTCTTCATAGCTGGTTTTGCCCCCCCCGCCGAGAAATTATTCCGCGCAACTCGATCGTCATTCGAAAAAACATATCGTACTCTTTCCTCATCAATGTCGGATCGTCCATGATAGATTCGATAGCGACTAAAGCACAACTTAACTTCGCCACATTTTCAGACACCCCTTCTCGATCCATAATCGCCTTTATGCTTTCAAGAATCTTCATAGTCTCACATCCCATTCTTTTCCATCGTCGCTGGATCGCTCCGGCTCAAACGCGGCCGGGTGCATTCCCTTGTCGTATCTTTCAAGAAGATCGACGATAAGAAGTTGCTGCCCATTGCGCTCCAATGCCCGGCCGCCGTCGGATGGGCCGACAAACTGAAGAGGTCGATAGTATGTTTCGATCAGATAATCCAAAACCATTTGTCCGCTACCCGAGGAAAATGCCACCGCGACCGAGCGGTTTAGGATCTCATCCTCGGGGGGATCTATTTTCCAGCGGAGTCTCCATGCCTTTAGCTGAGCAAGGATGCTCATGCCGCCTTCGGTTGCTGCTGACCCGCACCAAGAAGCAAAGGAGCCACCTTGCCCAATCCCTCTGCGGCTTGCATGAGTTCCTGGCTCTTTGCCGCCTGCGCTTCGGCCTCCGCCCTTGACCCGCGGATAGCCATAACTTCCCTGGTGGTTCGCGTCACCTTGGCCGGCACACCGTAGTTCTGATCCACTTGGATCCGATACTTGTCGAAATCGTAGCCGTCGAGCACCCAGTTATGGGGCTGTCGGCCCGTCATCTTCCACTCGTCGAGCTGCATCTGAATGATCGGCATCAAGGCCTGCATGGCTGCGTTCATCGCGTCGACTTCTTCCATGCGCTGTGCGCGCGCAAGTGGAGACTCGAAGCGCACTTTGGGCTGACCTCCCATTTCCAAGATGACATCGGGAATCGGAGCTAAGGCGCCGTCTCGAAGCATCATGTTAAATAAACGCGCCACCCATGGGATACCGAACTCGGATTCCCACCGGCCATAGGTGGGACCGAGCATTTTCTGGACGATGTTCTGCTTTTGCTGAAAAACGTAGACGCGCATTTCCTGTTGGCCTTCGAGCGCCATCAACTGCTCCAGCATGTCGGCATAGAAAATCCGGCGCACAACCTGACGTAGCTTCTCGCCATCGAGGTTATTGAAGTTGTAACCGGGAAGATTGGTTACGATGGGCGCCAGGGCATTGCTAAGAGGCTCGCCGGGAGCCACGCGGACCACGGTGACGCCCCAGGGAGAAAAACGCTTAGAACCGATCACGGCATCATGCCTTTGCGCAAGAGCTGGCTTGATCCGGAGAGTGGACGCTTCCAGGTCAAGTTTTGTCGCTGCGTTCAGGGTAATTAGGGTGTTAAGCGCAATCTCCCCGAGGCCTCGCCCGTAAGGCTCACCGAAGCACCGCGACCACCGTGTCACCAATCCCGGAAATTCTTCATAGCCGCTTTCAGCGACCACCTTGGCTGTATCATAGTGAACGTAGCAGGACGCCCACGGCATGGCTCTATTCCCGTATGCCTTCTCGGTGTGTTTGCGCGGGTAGATGCCATGCACGAAACGGAATTCATCGGCCTTGTTGTTTGTGTAGGCCTCTTTGATATTGTCGGGCAGGTTGTCGAGTCCCCACAAATCAACAGCGGCTTTGGCGGATTTTCGAAGTTCAACATATTTTTCGTCGACGATACCGACGCCATTCTCGAAGCACACGAACCGGCCGGCCTTGTTATGAGTGAACCGGGCACCGGACCAGCCTTGCGCTTGCCGGCCTGGGACTACGGGTTTCTTCTCGACCATCATGTCGCCAGTTCCGAACCCGATCCAGTCCATGTCGTGCTCGTAGGATTCGGGATAGAAAGCGCCGTTGGCAGCTTCCCTCAGCATTCGATCGCGGGAATCCTCGTACCACTCGCGGGCCTCATCCTCGGCATTGACAAAAGGGCTTTCGTCTTCCAGGCCGAACCATCTCGTGCCCGAGCCGTGCAGATACGATCCCATCTGGCGCACAGCCAAGTCGGCGGAACTGATACCCTCGGAGTCGTACATGCGGGACAGGAGCGCTTGACCCGGAGCTTGGCGGGATTGGACGCCCGATCTCGTCGCTTCGATATAGGGCGCAAGGAGATCGATCCGATCACGGAAGTTGGCGGCGTACTTTATGCCCTCCTCGTAGCGTTCCTTCACGCGCGCGCCAATTTTTTCCAACTGTTCGGGTTGTCTCTTAGCCATTCTGTTGCTCCAGAAGCCACTCCTCAACCATCTCGCCTGCGTGCTGGCTGATCAACGTGTTACACCGGCAAATAACTTGAACGACGTGCTGCGGATGGGGCCATTGTTCGTGGCGCTCCGTTACTTGCACGACCGCGCGGCACGCCGGGCATCTCATGCGAAAGTTGATACTCATCCTGCTCCAAGTGTCGCCTTCGCGGAATTCACCATGGAGCGCATCCCGCTTAGATTCAACGAAGACAGGCCTCGACCTTGACGCGATTT